TGTTTAAGGAAAACCTTAGCAAACCAACATGGTATATGAAGGACATCAAAACCCCTGTAACCTCTGGATTTAACCCAATATTAACACCTTGGGGTATTGAGCGTGGCGATGTATTTAGATTTGAGAGTGATGAATCAAAAACATATATGGTAAATTATGTTGAGACAGGAAGTGTAGGCGGAAATGATTCAGTAAACGTATATTTCGGTGCACCAATCCCATCATCATTAAACATAAACCACTACTCACTAGTACGTTATGTTGACGATGCTTCCAAAATTATATTAAAAGGATACCGCCCAAGTAATTCAACCGGCCCTTACATTATACGACCAGAATACGTTGTACCTGAACTAAACAAAGGAATCGACGCATTTATTGTCGATCTAACGCAGAAAGGTTTGCTCTAGCGATATTTATTAGTATATTGTATAGAACTACATACATTAACACCATTAAACATATAATACATGGGATACCTTAATAATCAACTCCTTACTGTAGATGCAATACTTACACGTAAAGGTAGAGAGTTACTAGCAAAAAACGATGGTTCATTTAAAATCACCCAATTTGCACTAGCCGATGACGAAATCGACTACACATTATACAACCCAGAACACCCATCAGGTTCTGCATTTTATGGTGAAGCAATAGAAAACATGCCATTACTTGAGGCGTTCCCTATTGAAACGCAAATCATGAAATACAAATTAGCAACACTACCACGTGGTACAGCAAAATTACCTGTATTAGCTATTGGTTACACTACGATTGCATTGAAACAAGGCGAGTCATTATCATTAACGCCAAAAACATTCAACTACCTAGGAAACAACCAAACGTCAGAAACAAGTGGATACGCAGCTACTATTTCGGATATTAGATTGATGAACACATACAATGGTGTTGGTATCAATACAACAGCGGCAGTTGATGCAAATACATCTACCACTACATTGGGTACAAACGTATCTAAAACTGTAATTGGTACACAAATCAACCTACGCGCAACTACAGTAAACACGTTATTTGGCCCTGGTGCTCAATCCGGTGCACAATTAACTGGTACATTAACATTAGTTGGTTTAGATAGTGGTGCTCGTTTAATTGTTCCTATTACTGTTACAAAACAATAAACATATAAAATATGTCATTTAAAAGATTAGACCCAGAAGACTTTATCGTCAGTTCCGACTCCATCGTAAGCACAGCATGGTCAACTGGTAACCCAACATTAACTGCATTCTATACTTCATCAGCACAAGAAATTAGCCCATCAGGTGATTTCTACCTAGAGGTATATCAAGTTGCAACAGGTTCAGCTAACGCTGCTGTACAATTCAACATTGCATATTGTGATGCTGTAGGTAGTGGTAGTGCGTTATACAATCCCTTGATCAACGGAAAATCACCAACATCCACAAACTACGGACAATACCGTACAATGATATTGGAAGACGAGAACTCCACATTTGTGTTTGGTGATGGTACAAACTCCATATCTAGCTCTATATTCTGGGCGTTATCTGTTGAACGTGCATGTTACAAAGAAGCATTTTTCCCTGGCTCACTTAACATAAAACTAAAAGGACCATCTGGTACTGTATCATTAACGGATAATTCATCCACACAAACCATAGGAACATTTATTGGTGCAACACGCGTATTCCAATTAATTTCCGGTTCAAATGGAGTACCATATGATAACATAACAGGATATGTAACTAATTCTGGTTCATATGGCTTAGTATTCCCTGATTTAGGTACCATATTACTTAACCCATATGCATTAAGCCAAACAACTGGTATAACCCCATCACGCACATCCAATTCAGATGGACTTAATTCACGCCTATTATACAATGCTATAGCTGACCCATTAGCATCATCATTCCAATTAAACGCTGAGGAAACAATTACATCAGATTATGTATTCGTTAGAGCACGCAACAGTGAATTCAACTACTCAGAGAACCCATCATTTATTTCAGGTTCAACTGGTGAGGTGATCTACGATAATTTCATCAACAGTCCACAAACATACATCACCACTGTTGGTTTATACAATGACACAAACGAGTTATTGGCGGTAGCAAAATTATCCCGCCCATTATTAAAAGACTTCACCAAGGAGTCACTTATGCGAATCAAGTTAGATTTTTGATTTTATATAATACATGAGTGTATTTAAACCATTTACAACCGAGGACGTTATTGTATCTCCATTTGAAGTAAACAAACCATTTACTTTCAGTGGGGATACTGAACTCACCTCAAACCAAATAGACCGCTATATAGGTAAAAATATTACTCAATCATTCTGGGTGTCAGGCGAATACCCAACAGGTTACGTTACAACACAAGACCAAATACTAGTATACCATTCAATCAAAGAACTATACTATTCAAACTATATATTGGATGAGAATGGATCCCCTGTAGCAACAGCATCATTCAACTTAGATGGTACAATAACAGGTGAAGCGTACACTCCAAACTACGACAATTATCTATCCACAACATTACCACCATCACGGTACTTTCCTACAGGCTCAAACGAGGCTATTGGGGTAATTTCCATTCCATCCAATTTATTTGGCGAGTATATTAAACCAACCACATTAACATTACAACAAGGCAATGTTGTATTACACGATGATGGTAATGGCAATGTATTATACAATAATTTAAAAGTTGGTGATGTTATATATGAGCATGGAATGGTCATATTAACCAACAAGGGTACAGAAGGACAAACAGGATATGGTTTTGTAACCTATGGTAACACAACATACGGTGCCATTGACTACAATTTCATCACTGAGTTCGTCACTGATCCAAACATCACATGTTCATTTGAATCTACACTCACACTATACGAGACACAATACAAATGCACCATACGCCAGAACGAATTCAATTTCTCCCAAAACCCCACCCTTATTTCAGGTAGTACAAACAGTGGACAGATGGTTGATTTCGTGACAGGATCGTATTTTTCACCATACGTTACCACAGTTGGCCTATACAACAATTCAAAGGAACTTATAGCCATTGGTAAACTAGCACAACCATTACCTATATCCACAGTAACAGACACACACATTTTGATCAATTTAGATATGTATTGATAAACAATACGTTACAAAATGTGGTTATACAATAACACTCCCATCAACACAATTGAGGATATACCTCAAGATGCATTTGGATTCATCTACATCACCACCCATATACCAACAGGTAAACTTTATTTGGGTAAGAAATCTCTATACCACACAACCAACAAGAAACTTGGGAAAAAGGAATTAGCCGAGCAGCCCGTAACCCGCGGTAGAGCCAAAACCACCAAACAGGTAACAAAAGAATCCGATTGGAAAACATACTATGGCTCAGAGGATTTCATCAAACAATCAATCAAAAACAAACAACACGACGAATTTACACGCGAAATCATCCATTTCGTAACCAGCAAAAAACAACTCACGTACTACGAGTGCAAATACCAATTCATATATGGTGTACTGGAATCGGATGAGTGGATGAACAGTAACATCCTTGGCAAGTTTTACGCAAAAGACTTGGCATAACCACATACATTTCGTATATTAACGGTTATGACAAACGAGCTATTAATTAATGTTGTAAACTCAATATTGGGTTCTGGTAAACGAACTTCACGCGGCAACGTAGCATACCATTGTCCATTCTGCCATCACTCCAAACTCAAACTGGAGGTTAATTTCGTGGAAAACGAAAAGGGAGAAAACAGGTGGGCATGTTGGGTATGTGGTGAGAAAGGCCGCACACTACGCTCGTTATTCAAACGAATAGATGTACCATCAGACAAATTGGCGGAACTAAACAAGTACGTCAAGTTAACCACAGATACTTCCTCTCCTCTCGCAACCAACACCATATTAGAGCTACCAAAAGAATACAAAACATTCAAAAACAACAAAGACATAGTAGCCAAACACGCATTAACCTATTTACTTAACCGTGGTTTATCACTCGAGGATATACTCAAATACAACATAGGATATTGCGATGGTGGATTATACAACAATATGATCATCATACCATCATATAATTCAGATGGTATATTAAACTATTTTACCGCACGTTCATTTGAACCAAACCCATACACAAAATACCGCAACCCAGATGTATCACGCGATATAATTGCATTTGAGTTATTCATCAACTGGGATTTACCCATCATATTATGTGAGGGGCCATTTGATGCGATTGCAATAAAACGCAACGCTATACCATTGATGGGAAAAAACATAGTACCATCATTGATGAAAAAACTAGTAGAATCAAAAGTACACAAAATATACATTGCATTAGACAACGATGCAATGAAGAAAGCAATCGAATTTTGCCAGCAGTTGCTGGATGTAGGTAAAGAGGTATACCTAGTCAAAATGGATGGAAAGGATCCGGCAGACATGGGTTTCACCAAATTTACCAAACTAATACAAACCGTTACTCCATTAACGCAATATCAACTCATGGAGTACAAATTACAACTTATATGAGTAAAATCAAACGTTCGTACAATCGCATATTGGAGATATCGGATGATGCACAACAGATTACCCTCCCTGATTCGCGTTATTATCGCAGAAATGGGGCATATTATCCATCAATCACTTATGTGTTGAACTCATATCCAAAGGGACCACATTTTGAAAAGTGGCTAAAGCAAGTTGGTTTTGCATCGGAATATATAGTGAAAAAAGCAGCAGAGGAAGGTACACAAGTACACGAACTAGCAGAAGCATACCTCCACGGTGAAGAAATACACTTCCTATCACCAGCAGGACAGCCACTATATAACCCAGATGTATGGCAAATGTTCCTACGTTTTGTAGAATTTTGGGAAACATATAACCCTATATTAATCGAAACAGAAGTACATTTATTTTCAGACGAATTGAAAGTAGCGGGTACATGCGATTTAGTAGTGGAAATTGATGGTGTAAGGTGGGTATTGGATTTAAAAACATCAAACCATTTACACACAACATACGATTTACAAACAGCGGTATACCGTAAATGCTACGAGGAATGTTTCGGCAAAACCATAGACAGATGTGGTATATTGTGGTTAAAATCAACCAAACGTAAATTAAACAAAGACAAGATGAGCGGCAAAGGATGGGAAATAGTGGAATCCGCTAGAACATACGAGGAAAACTTAGACATATTCAAAAGCGTGAAACGTTTATTCGACCTGGAAAATCCTACACATTCACCGGTATTCACTGAATTTAGAACCACAGTTAAACGTAAACTGTAATAT